TTTTATTTACTTATTATTCAATTAACACTAGTTGGCTTTTGCCAAACCAACTAATAGGAGTTAGCATGGCAAAGAAACCTAAATCAGCTGAAGATATAATTTATCAGATTAAAGATCTGTTAGATGACTTGGAGCTGCGTATAAATCCAGAAGATTCTTATGATGATGAATCAGAAGATGATCTAGACATTGATGATGAGGATGAAGACGAGTAAGTAATCCACATAGTATTGGTGGCAGCAATGCCACCTTTACTTGATCATTATAAATTTTTGTATAATATATTTATTAATGAATAAAGAAAAACGAAGTGAAGTAAATAGATTATATCGTTTAAAAAATAAAGATAAAATAAAAGAATTAAACAGATTATATCTTTTAAATAATAAAGAAAAAGTTAAAGAAGCTATTAAACAACATCGTTTATTAAATAAAGAATACTACAAAAAATATCAAATAAAATATCGTTTAAAAAATCCAAGTTTACCAAGATTTCATTGTATAAAAAGAAAGGCTTCAAAATTAAAAGCCACACCTAAGTTTGCTAATCTTGATAAAATAAAAGAGATATATAAAAACTGTCCAAAAGGCTATCATGTAGATCACATAGTGCCACTTCAAAGTAAGGTGGTTTGTGGGTTACATGTTGAATGGAATCTTCAGTATCTTACACCATCAGAAAACTCATCTAAATCAAACAAACTTATTAACGACTACCTATAGATTGACTTTATCCTAATACACACTATAGGTTGTGTATGAAGCGAAAACAAAAGACTACATCTGGTACATCTATTCGTTTATCTGCACATGAAAAGATTTGTGCTGAACGAATGCAAACACTTATTAAAACAATAGATGAATTAAGAGTAGATGTTAAAGATCTTCGTAGCGATATGAGTAAGGGAAAGGGGATTATTTATTTTATTATATTCCTTGGTGGTATTGTTACAGCGGTTGGTAGTTTCTTTCAATTTAGATAAACAAAAAAAACTAAAGGGGTTTAGTGAATTTAAAGCATCGTAAAGGTATTACATCACAACTAATAGCTCAATCTTATTTTAGCACACAACCTAATGTGTTAGTCTTCACACCTACAGGTGGTGTTGGTCCAATAGATCTAGTTGTTTTTAATACTAAGACAAAACAATATACTAACTACGATGTTAAGACTGTGTCATATAGAAAGTCAGCTACTAAGTATGCACACAAAAAGAACGATAGAATAAATAGATCTCCATCAAAGATACAACAAGGAATGAATGTTAAGATTGTATATGTATATGAAGATGGTAAAATATTAATCAAATGAATTACGAAGACGTTAAAACTAGAATAAAGAAGCACGAAGGTTTCTCTGCCAAAGTTTATTTAGATTCACTTGGCAAAGGTACTATTGGTTATGGTCATCTACTTACTGAAGATGATGATTTTGAAGAAGGTATTATCTACGACAAAGCTATACTTGAATCTTTATTTGATAAAGATTTTATTAAAGCTAAACAAGGTATGGAAGAATTAGTTGGAACACAGGCATTACCTATGCTTGTTAAAGGAGTTATTATTGAGATGGTATTTCAATTAGGTAAGACTGGTGTATCTAAGTTTAAGAATATGTTTGCAGCTTTAAACGAATATGATTACACAAGAGCTGCAGCTGAAATGCTCAACTCAGCCTGGTATAGACAAACTCCAAGCAGATGTGAAGAGCTGGCTAACTTAGTTAGAAAGTGTGAAATATAATGTGGTGGAGCATATTACCAACTGTTTTTAAAACTGGTGCAGAGATCTATAAGAACCATAAGCAATCAGAACTATTAGAATCTGAAGCAGAGAAACGACACTATGAACGCATGGCTAGTGGTGAGATTGAATATCAAAGAGATGTATATGATCAACAAGACAAATCATGGAAAGATGAATTTGTTTTAATCGTTGTTTGTATTCCAATACTTGTTTTATCTTATGCAGTCATTAGTGATGATGTTAATATTAAATCTAAACTAGATTTATTCTTTGATTACTTTGGTAAGTTTCCTAGTTGGTATCAATGGTTAATTGTTGGTATCTTCGGTGCAATTTATGGATTGAAGCCGAGCATTGACGCATTCACTAAAAAATAATGTCTGATCAAATCATGACAGCGTCTGGTCAAATGTATAGTAAGAAAGTATCTTTGTTATCGCAACAAGGTAGTAATGTTAAAGTTAAACTAAAGAAAAAGAATGGCAAAAAAAAACCTTGATGGTAAACATATAAGAAAGCCTCATAAAAAAAGAAGAGGCAGACATACTAAGAAAGTTAATAAGAACAAAACTTATAAAGAGTACGTTGGTCAGGGGAGAATATAGTTTATGAATAAAGTCAATTATATTATTAATGTTTATAATAAATTAATATGTTTACTAACTTATAAGAATTGGTTTAAAATAAATGAGGATGACTACAACCCATTCAGAGAGAAATTATAATGGTTAAAAAAATGTATCAAAATCCAAGTGGTGGTTTAAACGCTGCTGGTCGTGCTTACTATAATCGTACAGAGGGTTCTAATTTAAAAGCTCCTGTAAAGACAGGCACTAATCCAAGACGAGTTTCTTTTGCTGCAAGGTTTGGTGGGATGGCTGGATCTTTACTTTCTAAATCTGGTAAGCCAACACGCCTTAAACTAGCATTGCGTGCCTGGGGATTTAGTAACAAAGAAGAAGCCAGAGCTTTCGCTGCAAGAAATAAAAAGAGTTAGTCTTGGCTAAAAGAAAACAAATACTAAAAAGCTGTGGTAACTGCCATATCTGTGGCAAAGAACATTTAAGTAATGAAGGAGGATGGGTTATCAATGCAGAGAAACTTAACTTCTGCCACAGTTTAGAGCATAGTTGCTATGATATTTACTTTAATAATGTAAGAGCAAAAGAGAAACAAGCACTTGTAAGTAATAATAATAATGACAAACGTATGGAAATGTATATAGAATATCTAAAGAAACAAAAGTGCAAACATAAATACGCAGGAGAATAATATGCCACTAAATGCAAAAGGTAAAAAGATTCTAGCAGCCATGGAAAAAGAATATGGTAAAGAAAAAGGTAAGACTGTATTCTATGCTTCTGAGAATAAAGGAACTATTAAAGGTGTTAAGAAAAAAGGTAAATCGCTAATGGCGATGTAGTATGGAATCTAAGTATCACGAAACAAAAGACGGAAACAAAGTTCGTAAAGGTTTATACTATAATATTAATCAGCGTAAGAAAGCTGGTACATCAAGATCTAAATCTAAATCTACTATATCTAAGAAGGCTTATAAAAGTTTATTAGCTGGATTCAACGAATAGTTATTTAACATTATCCATCACATACTTATATCTGTTCCAGATAATATGATCTGGCTGCCAGAAATGTTTCTTATTCATTTTCATTCTAACATGATGGATCATAGTCGTGTGATCTCTATTACCAAGTAGAACACCAATCTTTGTAAATGGCATATCATATTTATCTCTAAGAACATTAATCAATATTGATCGTGCAATTACAGCTGGTTGTATTCTAGTCTTAGTAAGTATCTCATTAACATCTATGCTAAGTTGATTGGCAATAATAGTTAAGGCATGCTTAACATTCATAGGAACAACCACATCATTAATAGTTACATACTTAATAACTTCTTTAACAACTGTATTCTGTTTAATAATAGTATTTGTTCTAAAATATTCTCTTGCTAATTTATATCCAGTCTTAAAACCTACACGATATAGTTTGCGTTCTCTATCTGATAAGTTCTCATAAGCATTTGCACTGTATCTTAATCTAATTTGTTCTTTAAGCTGTTTTGTTTTCATCATATTTATCTTCTTTCTGTCTTATACTTGTTGAGTTAAGTCTTATTGCACCAACCTTAACCTTAATAAACAAACCTCTTTTATTAGGATCAAGTGCATGTTCGGCTGTGTCAAATTCTTCTACATAAGTAAAAAAACATTCACACTTTCTTAATCTTACAACCTTCATGATTTTTTATTCTGCCTAACTTGCTTAGTCATCTTGCAATAGATAGATAGATCATCATAACTATCTGCTTTGTATTTCTTAGTGCAGCGATATAGTTTAAGTGCCATCATTATATGACCAACATCTTCTGGTTCTAACGCAACTTTAATTTTATTAAATAAAACTATAGAGAATAGCTCTGCAAGTAATGCAAAGTTTTCTTGATAATCACCATACTCTTGATGACGATCATCTATAATTTTCTTTTGTATTTTCTCTTCAATAGAAATGAAGTCTTCTTTCTTAATCATATTTCCTTTTCTGTTTTTTACTCTACCCCTAGGGAAACAATGAAAGGGTTAGGCATGACTGCCTGATGAAAACCCTAGGGATAGAGGTAATAATAGTATTACCTACTATTAGTATTGTCTATTACCGAAAGACTTATTGCTTGTAAATGGTTTCTTTTGAAATCCACCAGCTTTAAATCCTCCTTGTTTATTTTCTCCTGCTGCTGCTTGTGCTTCTTTTTTAGTTATGATCACAGTGTAACCACCTGTTGGGTTACCTTCTATGTCTGTTCCATCAAATGCACAGTAGTCGTACCATTCACCATTAATGTTCACGTTCATCTTCCAATTTTTTCCTTCTGGAGCTTTTGGAGAATTAGGTGCTACCATTACTGGTTGGTTATCGCCTGCTTTTTTATTTACATTTGGAATAAGATTTAAATATATCTTATTTTTTGGTTGCTCGTTCATTATACCTCATTTTGAGTTGTGATCTCATCACGCTTACTATTAAATCTTTGCAAGATAGAATTGTAAGTTGCGAGATCTTTTATTTTTATCTGATTAAGAAGATCTTTATTAGCACG